AAATGGTGCGCCTCTGCCTCCGCCAGCACCTCCAGCGCCGACACCGACGCCACCTGCACAGCCGAGAGTAGACATGACGACACCTCCTCATCTTCGCCCCAGCGCTCCGACGCCTCCGGGACACGAGCAGCCGCAGAAGCCGCAGGCTCGTGAACTCTCAGAGAACGAGAAGCGCCTCGCTCGGGAACGCAACATGACACCCGAGCAATTCCTCGGCTGGCTCGAAGTGCCGCCTGACCAGGTGGTGCATTCGAAGATCGGGAGGCCGGCATCATGAGCGAACAGAGAGTCGTGACAGACCTGCAAACGGGCAGGGAGATTTCTCTCTCGGAAGCCATGTCGAAGGACCCTGACGAGTACAAGAGGTTGCGAGCGGAACGGAAAGCTCGTTTCAGCCGAGTACTCGAACGGGGTATGATCGCAGATCGACTGCAGGTGGACCTGCCTGCCACACTGTGGGGTGAGTGGGTTCCCAACGACAAGCAGTCCATCTACGAGAAGCAGCTCCTCGGGTTCGTCGTGGACAGGGAGTATGCTACTAAGCGCGCCCTGCACGATCAGGGTGATAACATGTCCATCGTAGGCGACTGCGTGTTCATGATTCAGGATGTCGAGGACCACAACCTGCTGGAAGAAATTAGGCGAGAGAATTTCGAAGCTGCCAACGGCAAGCCTGGTCAGACGGCTCGTCTCCAAGGCGAGGAGAAAGAGTTCATGGCTCAGAGCCGCACCATCGGTATGCCGACTATCGAGGAATCAGCCTCCAAGGCAGCACGGAAAGCCGACTTGGAAAGCGCCGTACGCTCCATCAACCTCCAGAATCAAGAGGCGGCAGCCAAGACGGCATCACGCGTCATCAAGTAGTCTAACGTCTTCCATCTAGGGAGATAAACCTCATGGGTCGCAAGATTCAGCCCGCACGGAACATCGGAACTGGAGTTCCGAGCGTTCTCTCGGTGGTCTACACCACGGGCCAGACGTTCAAGAAGGGCGCACTACTCACCTACGCCGCAGCCGGCACAGTGTCAGAGTGCGGAGCTGATCCGGCCACTGTGGCTGGTGTCGCACTCGAAGCAGCCGCAAGCAAGCCTGGCTTCGACGCAGCCAACTCCCCGACCGTCGTCACTGGTCGAGTGCAGGAAGTCTCGATGGCAGTTGCGGATCGTCACACCGTGTTCTCGTGCCGTGGCATCAACGGCGGCACCGATCCTCTCACCCCGACGCAGACCATGATCAACGAGCAGTACGGCGTTGCCAAGGTCGGTGACGATTGGGTGCTGGATCAGGCCGAGACGACGGCGACCATCTTCGAGATCGTGGACATCGACATCGACAACAAGCTCTTCTTCGTGAAGTTCATGGAGTCGAGGATCGAGCTTCCGTAATCTGGTCTTTAGTCGCTAAAGATCAGGCAAACACGCAGTCAGGAGACAACCAACGTGGTCACCCAAGGCGCATTCAATCTACTGTTTCGCCCTGGTCTTCGTGCAGACTTCCGTGACGAGTTCGACCGTTACGCGCCGGAGTTTCCGGTGTACCTGAAGGTCGAAACGACAACCATGCCGGAGCAGTCCGCCACCATCATGACCGGGCCTTCCAGGCTCTTGGAGCGTGGTGATGGCGAGCCGATCACCTACGAGGATGCGATCATCGGTCCGAAGGTGATGGGGGTGGATAAGGAGTTCGCGCTCGGCTTCATGATCACCCGGCGCACGGTAGAGGACGATCAGTACGGCAAGGCCAACCAGGCCTCGAAGTGGCTCGCCCACGCTGGCCGCATGACCTCGGAGTATCGGGCAGCGGCTTTCTTGGACGACTTCTTCACTGGCGCGACGTTCAAGACCATCGACGGTCTGGCGCCGGGGCACGCGGCACACACCCTCATCGGCAACAGCGGACTCACCGTGGCGAACATCGCGGCGACTCCGGTGGGAATGTCCATCACTGGCGTTACCGCGGTGCAGGACCTCTTCCGGCTGATGAAGGACGAGAACGGTGATCCGGTCAAGATGTGGCCCGATACCCTCGTTCTCGGCAACAGTTCGGCAGACATCAATCGCGCCTGGCAGATCTTCAACTCGGCCAAGGAGCCGTTCACGGCCGACAACCAGGACAACGCGATCAAGTCGAACATGAAGGTGAACGTTGAGGTCTCGCACTTCAAGACCTCCCTGAAGTCGTACTTCTTCATCGACTCTCGGTACAACGACGCGCACTACGTCACTCGTCGGGCCATCGAGTTCGATGACGACTTCGACTTCAACACCGACGCTGCGCTGTACAAGGCTACGACCAGGTTCTTGATCTGGATCGTGGATTGGCGGGGCTGGGTCGGCGTCAATCCCTCGTAATCCAACCTCTACTCTAGCTAGGAGGTTGACATGACGAGGGAAGCAGGACCAACCCACCACGGTTATCTCGGTGGTGGAGGGCAGGCGACAGACCTCGCCAACGAAGTCGAAGGTGGACTGTGCTTCGTTGCCAAGGCTACAGTCGCTCTGAACATCGGCGATGCCGTGATCGTACACACGGTCGCTGGTGAAGTCACCAAGAGCCTTACCACCGGCGATCACATTCGCCGCGCTGGTATCGTGGTTGGTGGCACCAAGACGCACATGAGGGCTCTCACCGAATCAGGTGCAGTCGGCCTCGCAGCCGCAGCTATCGGTGAGCAGGTTCTCGTTTGCTACTCCGGTATCGCGTGGGGTATCGCGCAGACCGCTACAGTGGCGATCGGCGATATTCTCAGTCTCGATACCACAACGGCTGGACGGCTTCTCGATTCTGCCGTCGCTACCAAGAACGCCGGCATCGCACTTAGCGCGAGCGCAGCAGGTGGGGACCCGGTCAAGGTTCTCGTCGCGCTCAGTTAACATCTTCGAGGTTCATATGCGGCAGTCCTTGATCGTAGGCGCAAGGCCAGCTTTCACTCGTGGAAAGCCATTTCCTCGTGTCCCGCTTGGTCCCGGCAATTGGAGAATCGAAGTCGAGAATCGAGTTCAGTCTCGAATCTCACTGACGATCTACAAGAGGGTTCAGGCGGGAGACGGGAATGGTGAGTTCACAGTACCAAATGTAGCGGAGATTCCTTTGGAGGATAATCGCCTATTTCTCCAGGGTCCATGTGTGATCTCCGCTGAAATCATTGAGTCCGGACGTGAATCTTACGTCAGCGTGTTCGCCTACCCGATGAACGGGAAGGTTGACTGATGGGCCTCGATCTCCAGCAGCTACGTGACGATCTCCGTGATGCTACCGGAACTGACGAAGATGATCTGTCAGACGAGAAGGCAGATCGTCTCCTGAATCGTTCGTACTGGGAAGTTCTCGACAAGTTCCCGTTTCGTGAGAAGGAAGTAACTGTTACCTTCCCCACGATTGTTGGGATACGCCTGTATAACATGCCAGAGCCGTTCGAGGCACTGCGCAAACTCTCGATTCTCGATCCAGCAACAGGTGAACACAAGCCGATCGACCGAACAACGATCGATGTGTACGAACGCACTTACGACATAGACGACAGCTCGCGAGGGTTCCCGGCTTACTACGTTCGTGAGGGCTGCGCCGCCCGACTGCTTCCGACGCCAGACGCCGTGTACGAAATCACCGAGAAGTACTGGACGGTTCTCGCTGATTTGTCCACGACAAACGATACTCCTGCCATTCCACAGTCCTGGCACGAGATTATCTTGCTTGGTGCAATCTGGCGTGCGTTCATCAGCTTTGGAGATTACCAGCGCGCACGAGCAGCGAATCAACACCAGATCGCGCTCATCAACAGCGCAGTCCCAGTTGAAGCGAAGGAGGAAGTGGATTCTCCTCGTGGTGGGCTGGAAGTGATCGTCCGAGAGTACGATGTCTGATGGGTGTGGGCTTGCTGTTATTGCTGAGCCAGCAGCGGCTACTCCTACCTTCGTTACCGAGGAGGCAAGCGAGGTAATCGGGAATGAACCTATTCCTGGTGTACTGGACGAGGAAGATATTTTCGATGTGCCGGAGGAGGATGTTCCGCCTCCTGCGATAACACAAGAAATCCGTGAGTTTCTGGCAGAGTTCAATACTGCTACTCACGTCTTGTCTGACGGGGCGTCACTTCAGAAGAGGCCGGATGCAATCTCTTTTGATTATCTCACGTCCTTTAGTGTTGGTCCAGTGGCACTTGGTGATGCTTCTCAAGGAGCAAACAACCGTGTCTGGCGTG